TGGACGCCTCTGCCATGCGCAAGAAGGCCGATGTCATCGCCGCCATCGAGGAGGCGAAGGCGGCGGCCAACGAGGCCGACGACGACCAGACCGGCGACAATGAGGAGCCCCCTCAGATCGGCGCCGCGGATCCCGTCTAATGGCCTTCGACTTCAAGAAAATGGTCGCTGACGACCGCCGCCTCGTGTTCCTCAACCTCGCCGAGTTCGGCGAGGAGCACAAGGTCGACGGCAAGACCATCACCGTCGTGCTGGATGACAACGCCCTGAAGGAACGCCAAGGGGGGCAAGAGCTGGGCGTGGCAGAGTCGTCCCTCATGCTGTATGCAGCAGTCGAGGATCTGCCGCCCCGGCGCCCGGCGGGCGAAGGGCTCAACATCGACGGCCGCGAGTACATCGTCAACGACTGGAGCGAGGACATGGGGATCGCCACCGTGGCCCTCGGCCAGACTGTCACCATGTAGGAGGTGCCCCATGTCCATCGTCAACAGCATCGAAACCGTCCGGGACTGGCTGACCGCTGAGGTCTGCCCTCTGGTCAAGCTGAAGCTCCCGGACGATAAGGCCACAGACGCCTCCTACCCCTACAAGCTGGTCAACCCGGCCGCCTTCTCGCTTTTCGTTCCCTCAAAGGACAGGACGCCGCCGAACATCGCCGCACCGATCCCGTCGGTCTGCGTGCAGCTCGTTCAGGGCGACGACCGCCTGATCCGAAGTGCCCGCAGCGTCAAGATCCGGCTCCTCTTTTCGGCGTGGGATCCCGGCTATCACGGGCCCGACATTTACAAGCCGAAAGGCGACGGCAGCGGCTCCTACGTCCAGCAATACAACGAGGCCGCGGCGGCCTACTTCGTGAAGAACGGAGAGGGCTGGCGTGACGCATGGAATTTTGTGGACACAGCCCTCCGACGGATCGAAAACGCCGAGTACCTCGGCGACCTCCGCGTCATCAAAGAGGAAGGCATCTCCTTCGGCCCCGTCGCCGAGCAAGACGCCGTCCCCGACTTTTACCCGTACTGGTTTGCGTGGGCTGAGTTCTCCGTCGAGGAGGCGCTGACCCGCAACCCGGAAAGCTACCAACACCTGCTTTAAGGGCGGCCCTGTGGCTGCCCTAATTTCATGCAAAGGAGGATAAGCAGATGGCAAACGAATACCTCTACGGCGCCTACGGCCACATCGGCGAAACTGTGGCACAGAGCGCCGTGCAGGCGGGCACCACGCCGGTCTATATCGGCACGGCACCCGTCAACCTCGTGCGCGGCTTCGGCAAAGCCGGCGTCATCAACGCGCCGATCAAGATCACCAGTCTGGTCGACGCGCAGAAGAAGCTCGGCTACGCGGCCGACTGGGGCACCTTTACCCTGTGCGAGGTTATGTACGCACATTTCAACAACACCCTCGGGAACATCGGCCCGATCTACGTCATCAACGTGCTCGACCCCTCTGAGGGAAAGCACCGCAAGGAGGAGGCCACCACCAAGACCCTCGCCTTCACCGGCGGCCGTGCCGAGTTCGCCAGCAGCACGATCATCCTCGACACGCTGACCATCGCAAAGGCGACCAGCGGCAACTACGTCGAGGGCTCTGACTACGCCGTGGACTACAACTTTACCAAGGGCACGGTCATCATCACCAGCCTGAAGGACGACGCGCAGCTCACCGGCAACCTGACGGCCACCTTCTACGAGGTGGACGACAGCGTCGAGGACAGCGACATCATCGGCGGCGTCACCTCCTCCGGCGAATACAGCGGCTTGAGCGCGATCACGCTGCTCTATCCCGAGCAGTTCGCGGTCTGCAATCTGATCGCGGCCCCCGGATGGAGCCACAGCCCTGCCGTCTATAACGCTATGCTGACGGCCAGCCAGAAGATCAACGGCCACTGGGACGCCTTCGTCGTGGCTGACCTTCCCCTCGTGGACAGCACCGCGCAGGCGGTCGACACGATCACCAAGGCGATCGCATGGAAGAAGGCCAACGCCTTCACCGGCGAGCGTTCCAAGGTCTACTGGCCGCAGGGCGTGGACAACCTCGGCAACGTGTATCACCTGAGCACGATGGCCGTGGTCGAGCTCATGCGCGCCGACTTCAGCCACAACAGCGTCCCGATGGAGACCTGCGGCAACAAGGCCATCCCCATCATCAAGCAGTATTTCGGCGCCAACGCCAACAACCGCGGCTTCGACCAGCAGACCGGCAAGGAGCTGACGCAGAACGGCATCAGCACCGCCGTGGCGTGGGGCGGCGAGTGGGTACTGTGGGGCGACCATACCGCCGCCTATACCTACGGCGCAGACGTGGATCCTCGTGCGATCTTTGACGTCTCCATGCGGATGCTCATGCACATCACCAACAGCTTCCAGCGCGAGTGGAGCCCTGAGATCGACAGCCCCATGACCCGGGCGCTGAAGGATCGCATCATCAACCGCGAGCAGGAAAAGCTCGACGGCTATGTGAGCATGGGCGCCCTGCTGGGCGAGCCTGTGATCCTGTTCCTCGAGAGCGAGAACAGCACCACCGACGTGATGAATGGCGACTTCCGCTGGGACATCGCCGTCACCCCGACCCCGCCCCTCAAGTCTGCGAGCGTCTACGTCGCCTACACCGACGCGGGCTTCTCCGTCTACTACGAAGGAGGTGACGAGTAATGGCAAACCTGTGGCTCGACCTGAAGGGCCCCATCCTCGCCGACACCGTCTATATCGGCGGCACCCTCGTCGCCAAAGACGTGACCATCTCCCTGCCGGCTGTCACTCCCGTGACCGCTGACTTCAAGGCTATGGGAACCTACACCGCCCCCATCCTCGGCCAGATCGAGGCTATGGAGGCGTCCATCACCAAGATCGGCATCGACCTCGGCCTGCGGAACATGATGAAGCTCGAGAGCAAGACCATCGAGATCCGCTGGGCTCAGGACGTGAAGCAGGCCGACGGCTCCACCAAGACCGAAGGCTGCAAGGCGTTCCTCCGCTGCGTCTCCAAGGGCATCCCGGGCCTCTCTGTGGATCCCGGCAACACCAGCGAGAACGAGGCCACGTTTGCCGTGAGCCGCTACCAGCTCTACGTCGGCGGCGCTGAATACTGGCTGATCGACCAGCTCAACACGATCCTGCGCGTCGGCGGCGTCGACTACGCCAAGGACATCCGCAGCCTGCTGTAACCTGAAGGGCGCCGCGCCTCTGCGGCGCCCTCTATTTATCGAAAGGAGACGCACCCAATGAAAAACACCATCAAGCTCGACAACCCCGTGCAGATCAACGGCAAGAGCTACGACGAGCTGACCTATGACATCAGCGAGATCACCGCACAGGCGTTTGCTGAAGCTGATGCCAGAAAGCTGAGCGCCAGCGGCTCCAAGAACGGCAACGCGGCCGGCGCGGCCGAGCTGGACTACGGCCTGCACCTCTACCTCGGCTTCGCTGCCATCATCGCCATCAACCCCGAGATCGACATCTCCGACCTCGAGCGCGTCCGCGGCTACGACGTTATGAAGATTATGAGGATCGGCCGGGATTTTATTTCCGGGAAGTCGGAGGAACCCTACACCCCCGACAGCTCCGACGCGCAATCCGAGACTACGCCCGAGCCTTCCACACGTCGACGCGAGACCTCGGAGAGCGAAGGCTGACCGACTTCCTGACCGAATACGGGGAGGCCGTCGAGGAGGCCAAGCGGCTCCAAGCGAGCCGGCCGACTCGTGCGGCCAGCTTTAAGAAACCCCACATCAGAAGGAGGTGACGCACATGGCAAACGGAAAAACGATGCAGGCGGTCGTCAATCTGGCCGGCAGCATCGACCCATCACTCGGCAAAGCCATCGAACAGGCTCAGAAGAAAATCAGCGGCCTGAACGTGAAGGCGCTGGCCGTTGGTGCAGCCGTGGGCGGCATCGCTGTGGCGACAGGCAAGGCAGTCGTCGAGGCCGGAAAGTACATGAAGGATCTCGGCGCGTCCTTCGATGACGCTGCTGATGCTATCCGCATCGGAACCGGCGCCACCGGCGACGCGCTGGATGGGCTTCTGGATGACTTCGACGCCGTCTACAAGAGCGTCCCGACCACAATGGAGGACGCCAGCAAGGCGATCGCAGACTACAACACCCGCCTCGGCCTCACCGGCCCGCAGCTTCAGGAGATCTCCAAGCAGGCCATCCAAGTGAGCGATATGCTCGGGGACGACCTCGGCAGCGTGATCGAGGAGTCGAGCCAAGCCTTCCAACAGTGGAACATCGACGCCGACGACATGGGCGGCGCTATGGACTACATCTTTAAGGTCAGCCAGAGCACGGGTATGGGCTTCACGGATCTGATGGCAGATATGCAGAAGTTCGGCCCGCAGCTTCAGGAGATGGGCTACTCCTTCGAGACGGCGAGCGCCCTGATGGGCCAGCTCGACAAAGCCGGCGTAAACACCGACGAAGTGCTCGGCGCCATGAAAAAGAGCGTCGCCACACTCGCCAAGGAGGGCATCAGCGCCAGCGACGGGCTCGCCATGTACTACGAAAAGATCAAAAACGCCGGGACGGCCGCAGAGGCCGCCAGCATCGCGTCGGAGATCTTCGGCACAAGGGCAGGCTCCACGATGGCCGCAGCAATCCGAGACGGCTCTCTGGCCGTCGCAGACCTGACGGCTGAGCTGCAAGAAAACGGCGAGACAATCGCCGGCGCAGCTGATGACACCTACGACTTCGCCGAGCGGCTTCAGGTTATGAAGCAGGGGCTCGAAGTGGCCCTCAAGCCTATGGCGAACACTGTGTTCGACGGGCTCAACAAGTTCATGCCGACCCTGCAAAAACTGATGGAGCAGATCACTCCGGCCATCTCCAAGGCGGTCGAGGCTGCGGCCCCGTTTGTCGACGAGTTCCTGACCGGCGCGGCCAACGCCCTCGAGGACGTTCTGCCCCTGATCTCTCAGCTCGCGGCCGACCTTCTGCCAGTTCTGACGCAGCTAATGAGCACTCTGCTCCCGCCGCTTCTCAACCTCGTGCAGACGCTCCTCCCGCCACTCATGCAGATCGTCTCCGCGATCCTGCCGCCTATTGCCAGCCTGCTTGCCACCGTGCTACCTATCATCACGCAGATCGTCAGCGCCGTGCTGCCTGTGCTGGTGAGCATCATCTCGAGCCTGCTGCCGGTCATCACCCCGCTGCTGGAAGTGGCTCTGCAAATCGTCAACAGCGTCATCATGCCGCTGCTTGATCCCCTGATGCAGCTCGTTCAGGCACTACTCCCCCCGATCCTGAGCCTGATCGGCGCCATCACCCCACTGCTGACTCCGCTGCTGTCTATTCTGGAACCCATCGCCAGCGTGCTCGGCACGATTGTCGGCTGGGTATCGAAGATCGTCAGCTTCGGCTCCGGCGTCATCTCCAAGATCGCCGGCCTGTTCGGAGGTGGAGGCGGCAGCGCGTCTGTCTCTGGCTATGCGACCGGCGGCTTCACAAGAGGGCCGTCCATCGCCGGCGAGGATCCACGCTACCCGACCGAGGCGGTCATCAGTTTTAACCCTGCATACCGTTCGCAAAACCTGTCCTACTGGGCAGAGGCGGGCCGGATGCTCGGGGCATCTGACGGCGAAAGCGACTACGAGCTGCTCAGCGGCGGCTCCGGCACTGCTGTGGTCTACGATCTGAGTGGCCTGTCCTTCTCTCCGCAGATCAAGGTCGAGGGCGACACTGACGAGGACGCACTGATCCGAAAGCTCCGCGACCTCGAGCCGGAGTTCATCGACTTCATTCTCGAGGCACTCAGCAGAAGGGAGGGCGGCGCTTATGTCACAGCAGACAGTCGGCTTTATTGATTATGTGGCACAGGGCGGCGACACGTTCGACAGCATCGCGCTCGTCGCCTACAACGAGGAGCGCATGGCAAGCACCATCATCGCAGCCAACCCCGACCTCAGCGACGTGCTGATCTTCGAGGGCGGCGAGGCCGTGCGGATCCCGATCGTCGAGACCGCGGAAACGCCGGAGACCCTGCCGCCGTGGAGGAGGTGACGCCGTGAAGATCCTATACGAAGGCGTCGACATCTACCCGGACATCAGCGTCCACCGCTGCTATCACGATATGTACGCCGAAAAGCAGAGCGACGAGCTGCTACTCAAGCTCAACGACACCCGCGAGCTGTGGGACTCGTGGAACCCCAAGAAGGGCGACAGCATCGCCATCGAGGACGGCGCGGCCAAGACGGGCAAAATGTTCGTCGAGAGCGTCGTCCCCGAGTCCGGGATCATCACCCTGCGGGCCTATTCCGTCCCGCAGTCTGCGAAGGATAAGCGGAGCAAGTCGTGGGAAAAGGTCAAGTTTCTGCAACTGGCCCAAGAGATCGCCGGCCGCCACGGCCTGACACTCGAGACCTACGGGATCACAGACCAGACCTACGACTACGTCGAGCAGAACAACCTCGCAGACTTCGCATTTTTTCAAAACCGCTGCACCCTCGAGGGCGCGGCGTTTCTGGTGTATGACGGCAAGCTGGTCGTCTACGACGAGGCGTACATGGAAAGCCAGCAGCCCGTCGACACCATCACCATCACCCCGGCCAATGACTTCGAGTACCGCGACGAGGGCACCAACGCCTACGGCTCGTCCGAAGCCGTCAACGGCGGCCTGACCGGCACCTTCGCAGCCCCGAACGGCGGCGACAAGGTGCTGCGCCGGATCCTACCCTTCCGCATGACTGACCAGAGCGAGGCCGACCGCTTCGCCAAGGGCCTCCTCCGGGACGCCAACAAAAACGCGACCGTCGGCACCCTCTGGACGGGCTCGCTGCTGCGAGACTATGCGGCGGGCTCTGTGGTCACGCTGGCG